AAGGAAGCAAGCCATGACCACGCTTGAAGTTGAACTAAAAGACCAAGCCGCGAAAAAGCGGCTCAAAGCGCTAACGGGTACGCTAGAAGGCAGCCGCCAGCTAATGGCCGGCATTGCCAACGAACTACTCGCCCATACCGAGCGCAACTTTCAGCAACAAGGCCGCCCGAAATGGCCAGCCCTTGCCCCGTCTACGCAAAAGGCACGGGCGCGAAAAGGGCACGGCGCAACCAGTCCGATACTAAGAGGCAGGCCGCCAAACCTTGCCCGCAACTTTTTAATCGAATTTAGCGACCAGCACGCGGCCATTAAAAACCCCACCAATTACGCGGCTATCCACCAATTCGGCGGACGTGCGGGGCGTGGTTTAAAAGTCGCCATTCCCGCGCGTCCTTTTTTGCCGGTTAAGGCCGATAAAAAAACGCTAACCCCTGAAATGCAACAATCGCTGAACAAACTGCTTAAAGCCTACTTAAAAAAAGCCGCCAGCGCTTAAAAAACGCATGAAAGGTTTCCTCTAAACAGGCTTTAAACCACGCCGCATTATCGGCGGCATGGATACCCTTATTTATGCCGCCTGCGCGTTTGAACTGTCCGCCGACAAAACCGGCTGGATACAAGTATTCCCTGCTGGCGCATTTAAACCCAATGACGGGCGCAAAATGCCTGTGTCACATTGGACGATAGATGCCAAAAGCGCCGCTTCTTTAATTGATAACTTTAAACAGCAAAAAAATAAGCTGGTTATCGATTACGAACACCAAACCTTATACAAAGAAAAAAACGGCCAGCCCGCACCGGCTGCCGCGTGGATAGCTGATTTAGAGTGGCGAGAAGGCAGCGGCCTATGGGCAAAAGCCGAATACACGCCGCAAGCCGAGCAGCAAATCAAAGACAAGCAATACCGCTATTTTTCGCCCGTTTTTAATCATGACAAAAAAGGCGTTATCAAAAACCTGATTAACGGCGGATTGACCAATACCCCTGCGATTGACGGCATGGCGGAACTGTCCGCTGCCGCCCGCCGCTTATTTAATCCAACCGAGGATGTCACCATGTCCGAAAAAGACGACAAAACCCCCGAAAGCAAAGCCGATTTATCGGCCATTGCCAGCGCCCTTAATCTCGATAAAGGCGCAGACGAGCAAAGCATTATTGCCGCCTGTTCGGCATTAAAAGCACAAGTCGGCAAAGTACAAACGCCCGACCCTGCCGAATATGTGCCGGTTTCTGCCATGAAAGAGATGCAGGCGCAAATTGTGGCATTAAGTGCGCAAATTCAATCCGGCGAAGTCGAAAGCATTATTGCGGCGGCCAAACAGCAAGGAAAATTACTGCCTGCGCAAGAACAGTGGGCAAAAGACTATGGCGCAAAAGATTTAAACGGCCTTAAAAGCTATCTGGAAAGCGCCCCCGCGATTGCCGCATTAACCGCCATGCAAGGCAAAGCGCCGCCGAAAAATGACCTTGGCTTAAGCGAGGAAGAAATCCTCGTCGCCAAAGCGACCGGCACGCCATTAAAAGAGCTTGCCGCCTTTAAAAAAGCGCAACTTGAAAGCGAGGAATAAGCCATGCCCGTTAAAACCCCTGCCGGTTTGCAAGCACTGCAAACCGTCTTTAAAAAACACTTTCAAGATGGTCTGGCGCTTGCTCCGTCCGATTATCAAAAAATCGCCACGGTTATTCCGACCACAGCCAAAGTCACGACTTACGGCTGGCTGGGCGCGTTTCCCTCCATGCGCGAATGGATAGGCGACCGCCAATTTGCCGACATGGCCGCCAGCGACTACAAAATCATCACTAAAAATTGGGAAAGCACCGTAAAAATCGATAAGTTCGATTTAGATGATGACGTGCTTAGCATTTATTCGCCACTCTTTAAAGAAGAAGGTTTAGCCGCTGGCCGCGCACCGGATGAATTAACCTTTAAAGCATTAAGGGAAGCCCATGAAGCCGCCAGTCTGTGTTACGACGGCAAGCCGTTCTTTAACGACAAGCATCCGATTTATCCGGAAGTAGACGGCAGCGGCACGGCAGCAGAAGTCACCAACAATTACAACGGCACAGGCGCAGGCAGCGGCACCGCATGGTATCTAATGGATACCTCGCGCAGCTTAAAACCGCTGATTTTTCAAGAGCGCGAAAAGCCGACCATTACCAACCTAACCCGCGCCGACGATGAAAGCGTGTTTATGCGCCATGAATACCGCTTTGGCATTCATGCCCGCCATAACGTCGGCTTTGGTTACTGGCAACTGGCCGCGCGTTCGACACAAGTATTAAATCAGGCCAACTTTGAAAACGCCTACGTGAACATGCGCAAAATGCGCGGCAACGGCGGCATTGTGTTGGATATTCGCCCGACCATCCTTTTAGTGCCCCCTTCGCTTTACGGCAAAGCGATGGATATTGTCGGCGTACAGCGCAATGCGGCAGGCGCGGATAACCCCAACTACAAGCGCGTACAGATTATCGAAAGCGCATGGCTTGATTAAGCGGAAAAAATAAAGCCCCGTTAGCGGCGGGGCTTTGCAGGCCACCCCTTAAAGCACCTAAGGAGTAACCATTGAAAAAGTTTAGCAAGGGGATTTTTCGCATGCAAGGCTTAAAAAATGTCGAGATACAAGGTGAATTATCGCCTTTTATCCGTGCCTGTATTGGCGTTGGACTGATTTTGCTGTGCGCTTCCCCGTTTATTTTTGCATTGGCGCATTTATCCGCTGCGCTGCCGTGGGAACGGTTGCTGCCGTAACGCATTAAAAATAAAGCCCCGTTGCAGGCGGGGCTTTGAGTATCCATTTCAGAGGCAAAGAACGAATGGATAAGTTCGATTTTAGATTTTTGGTGGACGCAATGCAACAGATAGAGCAATCCAAAAATGTAAGGCGCTTGCTATGGGCAGGTATTTTTGTGGCCTCGCTGTACGGATTTGCCGCGTTGTTTGGCGGGCTTTCTTCGCTGGCTGCCGTTATTCCGTGGGAACGGTTATTGCCGTAACGCATAAAAAATAAAGCCCGCTGGGCGCAAACCGGCGGGCTTTGGTTAATCCCTTGGAGAAAGCAAGGAATTTCAATGAAGGATACTCCTATTTTGCTGAAAGTCAAAGATTGGCTGGAACTGCAAATGAACACAACGCCGTTTATCAATGCCTGTATCGGACTTAGCTTATTGGTATTAGCCATTGGCAAAGCAGCGCATTGGATTTTGCCTTTTTTAAATTGGTAAAGCCGTATGAGCTACTGCGATATAAACGATTTAATCGAACAATACGGCGGTGAAGTCATTGTTCGCTTAACCGATAAAATCAATAAACCGGCCAGCACCATTGACCCGATGATTGCAAACCGCGCCATAGCCGATGCCTGCGCGGAAATCGACCTCTATCTGCACAGCCGCTACAAACTGCCTTTAACCGAAACCCCCGCCATGATTAAACGCCTCGCCTGCACGCTGGCTTTTGCTAATTTGCATCCAGAAGAAAAAGCCGACCATCCCGCGCACGAACGCGCCAAAGAGGCCAGAAGCACGCTAAGAGGTATTGCCAATAGCAGCCTAAGCATTGGACTTTCCGAAACAGGGCAAGCCATTGAAGGCGGCGACACTATTCAATTTGCCGCCGGTCGTAACGACTGGCAAGGCGTTTGGTAGTCCGTTATGAATGATTACTTATTTATGCAGCCGCTGTTAATCGAGCGCATTAAAGCCAAGGTTTCTGGTCTGGCGCAAGTTGATAGCCTGTTTAATATCGATGACATTAACAAACAAAGCAAAGCCAGCCCCGCTTGCTGGATTATTTATTGTGGCGATACGCCAAACGATGACAAACAAGGGCAAAGTAAAGTTATTCAATATTGGGCAGCAGTGCTCGCCACGCGCTACCCCGAACAAAAAGAAACCGGCGAATTATTAGGCCAGATTATCGCCGCATTATCCGATTGGCAGCCTAATGAAAGCGGCGTATCGCCCATTATCCGCGCCAAAGACCCGCAACCGGTTTCTTTTGAGCATGATTTTTTATGCTTCCCCTTGTTATTTGAAGCCCGCTTTATCTGGCCGAGGAAAAAAACATGGCAACCGCAACCCTAACCGTCACGGTATTAACCGAAACCCACACCCATCACGGCAAACCCTGCCAAAAGGGACAAGCGATTGAAGTTGATAAACCCACTGCGCAGTTTTTATTGCGCTGCGGGGTTATCCAAAAAATCCCTGCCCGTTTAAAAAAGGAGCAAGACAATGGCTGATACTTATTACTACGGACAAGGCAAAGT